GACATTGAAGAAGATTTAGATTAGTATAGTAATTATTAAATAAAATTGAAACAGAGAAAACAAAATGGCTATACTAGTTGACTACAATCAAGTTATTCTTGCTTCGCTATTCGCAAGCATTGGTAATCACCACAACGTGGACATTGATGAAAATCTTATTCGTCATATGTTCCTAAATTCAATACGAGCTAATCGTAAAAAGTTTACCGAAGAATACGGAGAAATCGTAATATGCGCTGATGGCAAAAATACATGGCGCCGTGAACTATATCCGTATTACAAAGCTAATCGCAAAAAGTCTCGTGATGAGTCTGAACTCGATTGGACTCATTTGTTTGGTATTATGAATACTATCCGCGATGAGCTAAAGGAGTTCTTTCCTTACAAAGTTCTTCATATGGATCATCTTGAAGCTGATGATATCATTGGTACCATCATCCACGAGAATGGCACTGTCCTAAATGGCGGAGCTGAACAATTTCTTGTTCTATCTGGAGACAAGGACTACATACAGTTACATACTTACGCTAATGTAGATCAGTTTGACCCAGTTCGCAAACGTTGGATTCGTAATGACAATCCTGACCAATATTTAATTGAGCATGTCTTAAAAGGTGACACTGGTGACGGTGTTCCAAATATTCTTTCACCAGACAATTGCTTGGCAGTTGGCCAACGTCAAAAGCCTATGACTAAAAAGCGCATAGAGCAATTCCGCGCTGGAACAGATGGAATGGACGAAGAAACATTACGCCGTTATCATCGCAACAAGACAATGATTGACTTGTCTCAGATTCCTACAAATTATCAAACGGCAATTCTTGAAGAGTATAACATAGACAAAGATGTTGGACGGTCTCAACTGTTTAACTTCTTTGTTAACCGAAAACTCAAAAACCTAATTTCAGATATACAGGATTTTTAAATGGCAGTTAGAAGATCAATTTCAGAAATCATAAATAAAGCAATAGAAATACCAGTTAAGAAGGATAAAGTGGCGTGGCTTCAAGAAAACGAAAATCAACCACTAAAAACTATTCTTAAACTTTGGTATGACGAAACTGTTGAGTTTTTAATTCCTGACACACCTCCACCTTGGAAAAAAAATGAGTACGAGGATGAAGCTAAAAGTTTGTTGTATCACGAAGCTCGTCGCCTTAAGATTTTTATCAAAGGCGGCGGTTATGATAATTTAAACCAAATTAAGCGTGAAAGTTTATTCATTAGTTTATTAGAAGATGTTGATAATGATGACGCTGAAATGTTGTGTAAAATGATTACTAGAAAATCACCAAAAGGATTGTCTTTAAAGACAGTCATGACAGCGTTTCCTGACTTAATAGAAATTAAAGAGAAAGTATCATAGGAAAGACCAATGGCTAAAAGTTTTAAAGAGTTCCGAGAAGATTGGGAACACGACGAATGGGGTCACAACGAAGAACGGAGCGTACGCAGTAAGGAAAAGCGTATGAAAAACCGGCGTGATAAAAAGAAACTAAAACGGCAAGAAAGAAATTCCCATCTTGATACTGAAGAGCAAAAAAGATAATTCTTTTTCATATTAACTATTGACATTTGAGTACAAATAGGTTATATTGATTCTATAAGGTAAAACAAAAGGAATCAATCTTATGGGTACTTCATCAATGATCGCAAACTACAACGAAGACGGCACAGTTACTGCAACATATTGTCACTATGACGGATATCTTGCTTATAACGGCCGTCTTCTTTTTGAAGCCTATAATACACCTGAGAAAGCAAAAGCTGTTGCTAATGCTGGATATATCTCAGGTTTAAAAGAAGACCTACAAACATCTTTAGATGAGTCGGTCCATACAAATCAATCCCCTGTTACATATAATTCTGTTGAAGATTACTTAGCTGAAGGTCGTGAGTTTGCCTGCGCTGATTATCTTTACCTCTTTGACGGCGATGCATGGTTTTTCGCTCCAACTAACGGTCCAAGCGGCACTTGGTTAATGGAAGAAGTTGAAATGAATTTAAATGAGGTAATTGCATAATAACTATTGACATTTGCTCGCGAATCAGATAGATTGTATATATCAAAACAAGGAAAATGAAAATGAAAAAGTTAAACCAAACAACACTGAAAACAATCCGTAACGCTGACAAGGATACACTTGACGCAATTATCACGGAAGTCAAAAACCGTCAACGCCAAATGCAACGTGAAATCGGAAACGCATTTAACGTCGGAGATAAAGTTTGGTTTGACGCAAATCGCCGTGGTCGTATTGAAGGTCTGATTTCAAAAATCAATCAGAAGACTATCGTCGTTAAAACTCCTACCGTAACTTGGAAAGTTACACCATCACTATTAAAGAAAGTAGCCTAATATGTATAACCGTTCTAATGAAACCATTGCCGATAAAGTCATCCTAGTTGACGTTGACGGAGTACTCCTTGATTGGGAATACGCATTCACAGGTTGGATGGAACGCCATGATTATCAAATCCAAGAAGGCATGGAAGATCAATATGATATGACTCTTCGCTATGGCTTACGAGTTGAAGATAAAGAACGGATTGTTCGTATGTTTAACGAGTCTGCTTGGATCCGTAAACTTCCACCTTTGCGTGACGCAATTAAGTATGTCCGGAAACTCCACGAGGAACACGGATATGTTTTCCGAGTAATCAGTTCACTGAGTACTTGCTATTATTCTCAACATCTTCGGACTAAAAACTTGATTGAAATGTTTGGTCCTAGTGTATTTGAAAACTTTACTTATCTTGACACTGGTGCTGACAAAGATGATGCTCTTGCACCGTACGTTGGAACTGGTTGTTATTGGGTTGAAGACAAACCAAAAAATGCAGACCTTGGCACTGAACTTGGTTTGGAAGCAATCCTAATTAATCACCATCATAATGAAAATTCTGATATTAATTCTTTAACCACTCGTGTAAATAATTGGAAAGAAATTTATGAATTAATCGCTGGATGACTGTTTTGCATTATAAATAGTTTTACAATTGGTAAATTGGTACACTATGAATTATTTGAAAAAGAGGAGACTTGATGCCAACCTATACGTTTGAAGATACAAACACTGGTACTGTATTTGATAAAATTATGAAGATCTCGGAGCGAGATCTCTACCTCAAAGAAAACCCTAATATAACTCAAAAAATTGGAAGGCCACCAGCTATTGGTGACTCAGTACGTCTTGGTCTTAAAAAGCCAGACGCTGGGTTTCGTGATGTTTTAAGCAACGTAAAAAAGCACCATCCAAGTTCAATTAAAAAAGATGGAGCTCAAAATAAAATAAACACGTGGTAATAAACCACTAGGAGGTTTCATGGCTAAACAGCGCAGACTATCCCGGAAAGAAAGAAGAAGAGCAGAAAGAGATCAGGAACATATGATGGGCATTTTAAACACTAAGTTTTCAATGCGACAAATTAAACCATTAACACCATCTCAATCTGAGTTATTTGACTCTTATCAGCAAGGATTTAATCTAGCGGCCATCGGAACGGCAGGTACAGGAAAAACAATGTGTGCTACATACTTGGCACTCAATGATGTACTACAGAAAGGAGAGTATGAAAAGGTCGTCATAATTAGATCTGCAGTTCAGACAAGAGAGCAAGGTTTTATGCCAGGTTCTCAGGCACAGAAAGAGGCAGTGTTTGAAGCACCATACACTGATATCACCAATGATCTATTTGGAAGAAAGGATGCTTATCAAATTTTAAAAACAAAAGGTATGATAGAGTTCAAAACATCATCATTTGTAAGAGGACTCACATTTGACAACGCAATCATTATTGTAGATGAATGCCAGTCAATGACTTACCACGAACTTGATAGCATTATTACTCGAGTCGGCGAATCATCAAAGATCATTTTCTGTGGTGATACAAAGCAAGACGATCTTCAGCAATCTCGAAACAGAGCAGATATTACAGGCTTACACGACTTTATAAAAGTTCTAAGCGCCATTCCATCTTTTGACATAGTAAAATTTGGAGTGGGAGATATTGTTCGGTCAGGATTAGTTAAAGAATATATAATCGCAAAAGAAAAACTTTTAGAGGCTGCATAAAATGCCAGAAGCTGCACGCGGAAATTCAGTAGATACTGTGAATACAGTACATCCTGCAACAGGAGACGCAGATACAGATGATAGTTCATTCTGTGACGTAGATCCTATTAACACTACAACCAACGAGTGCAGCGAAAAAGTTTTTGCAATGGGAACGGGTGTTGTTCGTGGAGACAACAAAGTTACTGCTCATCCAATAGGCGGCACCTGTTCTACTCATACTCCAAAATTTAACTCAGGTTCTACTAAGGTTAAAATTGAAGGAAAGAAAGCTGCACGGAAAGGTGATACCTATTTGTGTGGCGCAAAAATAACATCAGGAGCGTCTAAAGTAAATATAGGCGGCTAATTTATATTATGTTTAATCATGTTGAGCACGGCGTGGTGCTTCCCAAATTAACACGTGAAACCACTAAGAGTGGTAGAAAATACTTTACACCGGAAGGTAATGCATATCCGTCAATCACAACGGTTCTCGGTGTATTGAATAAAGAAGGCATTATTGCATGGCGACAAAGAGTCGGTGAAGCAGAAGCTAATAGAATATCACAACAAGCTGCAACTCGTGGTACTGCGGTCCACAAACTTGCAGAAGATTATTTAGACAATAAAGAGGATTGGAATAAAGGTGCAATGCCTTCAAATCTCCAGTCCTTTAATGATTTGAAATCTATACTTGACCAACGATTAAATAATGTTTGGTTTCAGGAAGAGTTCTTATATTCTGATAGACTAAAATGTGCAGGGCAGGTTGACTGCATTGCTGAGTTTGACGGTCAGCTTTCTATTGTTGATTTTAAAACATCAAGGAAACCAAAGAAAGAAGAATGGATTACCAATTATTTTATTCAGGCATCTTTTTACGCAGCAGCATTTTATGAACGAACGTCCATACCGATTAAGCAAGGTGTAATCTTGATAACTGTAGACGGTTCAGAACCACAAATCTTTAAAGTCAACACTTATGATTATTTAGAGCACTTCATTGCAGTACGAAAAAAGTACAAAGAAATGAAAGAACACCATTGACATTCATTATGAAATAGATTATATTGATTCTATAAATAAGGAGAATCACTATGACTAAGTTTGATAGAAAAAAGTTTACCTACCACGGCGGATATCTTGAGTACACAGGTACTTACGAAGGTCAGCCAACATGGGATCAAGTTGCTCCTAACTGTCATCCTTCACGCGTAGGTATGCCAAAAGAATTGTTTATCGCTCGCTTTAAGTATAGCGGCGGACCTGTTAAAATGGGTGCTTTCAAAAAGTTCCTTATTAATAACTTCACAGTTGAAGAATATGTTGAAGCTCGTAAAGACGAAGGTATTGACGGTGCTCCGCTTCGTATCTTGCAAAACAAAGGATTTGCTATATGAATATATTTGTGTTATCTGAAGAGCCGCGAGAAGCGGCTCAGATGGTCTGCGACAAACACTGCAGTAAGATGATTATTGAGTCTGGACAAATGCTGTCCACGGCTCATCGTATGCTTGACGGTTACATGGAAAAACGTCCTTCAAAGTCAGGTAAGGTTATGGTTAAGTACTATGTTCATCCTAACAGTAACCTAGAAAATACCTTATATAAAGCAGTTCACCACCATCATCCATGCACAATTTGGTCTATGAAATCAAAGGCCAATTATCTATGGCATTATGAGCACTTTCTCGGGCTTGTAGATGAGTTTCTAGTAAGATACAAAAAGCTTCATATGACTGCAAATAAGTTGACTGAAGTACTTGCTCAGCCACCCGAAAATATACCAGATGTAGGTTTGACAGAATTTCCTCAAGCAATGAATAACTTTCCATTGTGTAAAGTTGCAGGCGATCCAGTTGCGGCATATCGTAAATACTATCATATGACTAAAGACTTTGCCGTATGGAATAAAGGCCGTGAAGCTCCTTATTGGTGGCAAGGTTTTCAAGGATATCCAGCTTGAGATATGTAATCATTGACGAAGAAATGGGAGTATTCCTTGGTACTCATCGTATGCCCGCTCCTGGCGGAAATGGTATACTGAGTATCATGAGAATATTTTCAAAAAATGATATGTTCGGTATCAGCAGGGCATATTCTTTTGATACAAAAAGAGAAGCATTTAAATATATGCAAGCCTTTTTAATTGAGGATTATCCTTTATGCAAAGTTGCAGAAATACATTCTGACGGTCAATATGTTGATGTAGTGGATCTGATTAAATCTGGATTCACTCAATACAC